TACTTTAGATGTTGTTATTGATGGTAAAGTGTGGGATATAAAGTCTGCATCACCCTATGCATTCTCTAAGAAATTTGGAGGAGAGTTTGGTGGATACAATAAAGTAAAAGAAGATGATACCTTTGGCTATCTTATGCAGGGCTACCTGTACAGCAAAGCAAAGGACATGGATTTTGGTGGGTGGATAGTTGTGGATAAAGCCTCTGGCGAATGGGCGGTGTGTGAAGCACCTGACTATCAAGAAGAAGATTCTACAGAGCAATTGGCAAAAGCAAATTCCAATGCAAAAACTATGTTACAGGACAAACCATTAAAAAGAGAATTTAAAGACAAGGAAGAAACTTTTCGTGTACAGTATGGAAAGAGAAAAGGTGAGATAATTGCTACAGGAAACAGGGTTATGCACACTGTATGTGGTTATTGTGATTACAAAACCGAGTGTTGGCCTTCTGCACAATTACACAAGAAAGTAGGAACACAAGCAACACAACGACCATTGGTTTGGTATACAAAATTAAAGAAGAGAGAAATAGAGGTATGATTTATTTATCTACAGAAGTAACCATAGGAGATAGCTACATCAACGAAGGTGTATATTTTGGTTACCAAGAGTGTGATAAAAAATTTGGTGGTGATAGTATTGTAAAAGAACTACGCAACAGGCCCAATGGCATACCAATCCGCATGACTAATACATTTGACCTAGACGAACCTTGGAGTGATGATAGGTTTGATGAACATAAGGAGAAGATAGACCATGACCTAGATATATTAGCTACACAAACAAAAGTGAGAAATGGCCTAGTAGTATTACACTGGACAGGCATAGAAGAACAACGAGGCATTCTACGAGAGAGTGCACCTAAAACTTTTAAGTATTTTAATGATAAGTTTGAGGATATATTATATAAAAACATGCCGAGGGTATAATGGTACTAAGACATCATGGCTACCGATCAGACTTTGAGTTGTCTATCGCAGTGGCTTTAAATAGAAACAATGTAAAATTTGAATATGAATCGGAGAAAATAGATTATGTTAGGCATTCTACTTATAATCCTGACTTTACTATAGTAGGTAAAAACTTCTTTGTAGAGGCAAAAGGTCTGTTTACTACAGCAGACAGAGGTAAACATTTGTTAATTAAAAAACAACATCCTGAGATAGATATACGGTTTTTGTTTATGAAAGCAGATAATAAATTGTACAAAGGATCTAAGACTACGTATGCAGGATGGTGTGAACGGTATGGATTTAAATGGTGTCAAGGATTTTTACCTCAAGAGTGGTTAGATGAATAGAGAACAGTTAAATTTATACAAAGACAATCTTCCTAAAGATATGTATGTTATACTTCTTAAACCTGACGGAGAAGATGGGGTTAGTCTTGCTGTAGTGGATACACATCCTATAGGAACTAACCATATAGATTTATCTTATATTTTATCTAGAGGAGTTTTGTCTTTATTAGCAAATGACATGGACATGATAAAAGAGAGAGGACAGAGTGTTATACTAGATGAGATGAGAAGTGTAACAAAACTTCCTATAACAGATAGTATTATGGACAGGAGAAACACTACAACTCGTACACAAAAAGATAATATTGTATCGTTGTTTGGAGAAGATACAGATGATAAGCAGTAATAGTTTAGCGGAGGGATTGGAGTATAAAATGAATAAAAGAGAACAGTATGATTCTCACGATGCTATGATAAGAGAGTCAGTAAGAGGGAAGAGCAGACAGGTAGGTGGCAGTCATTACATAGATTTTGAAATTATGCCAATAGAATATATTTCTAAAAATAAACTTGACTTCTTGGAAGGAAACATTGTAAAGTACATTTCTCGTCATAGGAAAAAGAACGGGGCAGAAGATATAAAAAAAGTTATACATTACGCAGAATTAATATTAGAATTGGAATATGGAGAAAAATAAATGGCATCATTATTAGGGGGAAACTATTTACCTACAGAGTATCAATCTTTTATACACATGTCTAGGTACTCTCGTTGGTTAGAAGAGGAAGGTAGAAGAGAGAGTTGGGATGAAACTGTTGGTAGGCTTATTAATTTTTTTAAAGAAAATACAAAGGGTGTAGATGAAAAGTCTTGGGAGGATATGGAAGAAGCAGTGCTATCATTACAGGTTATGCCTAGTATGAGAGCATTGATGACCGCAGGCAAAGCATTAGAAAGAGAAAACATTGCAGGCTATAACTGTTCGTATATACCGATAGATAATCCAAAAGCATTTGATGAGGTGTTGTACATACTTATGAATGGTACAGGGGTAGGTTTCTCTGTAGAGAGACAGTACTCTGATAAGTTGCCCACTATTCCTGATGTAGAATTTGAAAAGACAGAAGATGTAATTGCTGTGGTAGATTCTAAAGAAGGTTGGGCTAAAGGGTTTAGAGATCTAATATCGTTCTTGTATACAGGAAGGATACCTAAGATTAACGTAACTAAAATTAGACCTGCAGGTACACGACTTAAAACATTTGGTGGTAGAGCTAGTGGGCCACAGCCGTTGGTAGACCTGTTTGATTTTACTGTAGAGAAATTTAAGAATGCCAGAGGTAGAAAGTTATCTTCTATGGAGTGTCATGATATAGTTTGTAAAACAGGCGAGGTAGTAGTGGTAGGTGGTGTACGAAGGTCAGCACTTATATCATTATCAAACTTGTCAGACCAACGCATACGTTCTGCTAAGACTGGTGATTGGTGGACTACAAACCCAGAGAGAGCCTTGGCTAATAACTCTGTTGCCTATACAGAGAAGCCAGACCCCGGCATTTTTATGAAAGAATGGTTGTCTCTTTACGAGAGTAAATCAGGAGAACGAGGCATGTTTAGCAGGGCTTCTGCACAGGCAAAAGCTGCTGAGAATGGTAGGAGAGATGCCTCTTGGGATTTTGGTACTAATCCTTGTAGTGAAATTATATTACGGCCTAATCAGTTTTGTAATCTTACAGAAGTAGTAGTGCGTTCTGGTGATACCGTAGCTAGTCTTACAAGAAAGATACAGATTGCCACACTGTTAGGCACCATACAATCTACCTTTACAAACTTTGGTTACCTTCGTAAACGGTGGCAGAACAACACAGAAGAAGAAAGATTACTTGGTGTATCTCTTACAGGTATTATGGATAGTCCGTTGATGAATGGCAAGGAGAGTGGATTAGAGAAACGTCTTGAGACTCTGCGTGGTGTTGCTGTAGAGGCTAATAAATATTGGGCAGAGAAGTTTGGCATAAACCAAAGCACTGCCATAACGTGTGTTAAACCATCGGGTACTGTTAGTCAACTTGTAGATAGTGCTAGTGGTATACATGCAAGACACAATCCTTATTACATACGAACAGTACGGGGAGATAACAAGGACCCTCTTACAGAATTTATGAAAGCATCTGGCATACCATCTGAGCCAGACTATATGAAACCAGAACATACAACAGTATTTTCTTTTCCGATGAAAGCCCCTACAGGCTCTGTTTGCAGAAATGATATGTCTGCAATAGAACAGCTTGAGTTATGGAAAATTTATGCAAAACATTGGTGTGAGCATAAACCTTCTGTTACGATTTCGGTAAAAGAAAGTGAGTGGGTGCCTGTCGGTGCGTGGTGTTGGGAAAATTTTGAATACCTGAGTGGTGTCTCCTTTCTCCCCTTTTCCGATCACACATATCAACAGGCCCCGTATCAAGATATAGATGAAAAGGAATACAAGAAACTTGTAAAAAAAATGCCAGCAACTTTAGACTGGCACAAACTACAGGATTTTGAAAAGGAAGATAATACGAAGGGATCACAGGAATTAGCCTGTACTGCTGGAGTGTGTGAGTTAGTAGACATCTAATGCGGGTTCATAAACCTGCCATAGCTTCTGCTGATATATCTCTTCTTAGAAAGGTGATTGCTTATTATTTGAATAATAGCCATGCACCAGAAGAACAAGAAGCCTTGATCAATTTATTTCATCGGCTAGGAAGATTGGAATAGTAAAATGTCTGAAGCGAGTCTGTTTGAACTATCCGTAAAGGTCAATTCAGACGGCAAAATTATAACACAAGTAGATTACATAGAGAGAGAAACTCTAATTACCGCTCTTGACGAGTGGAAAAAAGATTACCCAAATACACATGTACTAGGAGCTGTGGTAGAATACCTCAAGAAGGTAGGCCATGCTGTAGAGGAAGACGTAGGAAAGCTTTGTAAGTCTTAGTAATTGTAGGAACTTACTTTACCACCCCTAGCTAGTTTTTTCTTCTTTTTCTTTTTATTTTGTACTTTTCCACCATAGGCCATTGCTTGTGGTATGTAACCCTGATCTAAAAAATACATATGTTTTTTGTCATCTATTAACATCTGTTCCTGTTCAGATATTCTTCTTCTTACAGGATCATCTGTAATATCTGGAATAAATTGTTCATTTAATCTTTCCATTAGATCTTCTTCTGATTCTGGCACTTCTTCTACAGTTACCTCTCCCGGAGAGGGCACAACTACTGATCCAAATTCATTTGTATTATTAGTATTATTATACATGTTTGGTGGATAAGTAGCAGCCATTCTTAATCTATTAGAAATATCAGCCCCTGTAATTCTTTCTCTTGTTGGCCTTTGATTTACAACCGAAGCCATGCGATTTGATTTTCTTGCAGCTTCTTCTCCTGCTAACAAGCTAACTTTATTGGAGTCCATAGCTCTTGCAACTTTACTAACAATAGCATTTTTTTGGTTAGTATCTTTAACAACTGTTTTTTTATTCTTAACAGTTTTTACAATTTTCATGTTACTTCTAGTTTCTTCGTTTCCTAAAATGTAACGTAGTAAATCTCGTACTCCCCCATTACCAATTTTGTAATCAGCTACAGGAGGTCTATTTCCTTTTAGTCTTTCTGATTCTGCCATGCTCTATGTCCTCACTTTGCGTGGACCGTTGCTGTACATAACAGCCCCACCATATTTCATTTGTCTCTTGTTAGGGTATCGTTTTCCTGTCATAGGATCTACATTGGATAATTCCATTGCATCTGCCATAGGCGTTGGTGGCACCATAGCTTTTTCAGGTTCTGGTTTAACTATATCTGGTTTAGCAGACATATCAGCTCTGCCTCCTTCAGCCATCTCTTTGTAGTTGTGTTTTCCGGGCATGTGTTTTCTCCTTTATCTAGCTATTTCATTTTGCATATTGTCTAAGAGGTAAGTGCTTTGTTCTGCATTCAAAGCGTCTGCATAGGCCTTTTTTTCTGTTTCTAAATTTTTTCTAAGAGCATCTTCTTCTATTTTTAAATTTGTTTCAAGTGCCTCAGCTTCAGAAACATATATATCTTGTTCAATAGATCCTATAAAGTCTAACAATTTACGGCCCAAACCTTTTATTTTTGGCACTGCACTACCTTCTGTTCTATATCCTTCCTCACCAAATAGTGACTCTCTTATAACATCTATTTCACCTACAAGCTGTGGTAGCCACGAAGCTTCGGCACTTTCAAGAGTTAAACTTAAAGGTTTTCCAGACTTAATAAGATCTGCTACTTTACCTGCTGCCTCTGGATTCATCATAAGAGCAGCCATAGTTGCAACCTCATCTCTTTTCATTTGCACAATCATTGCCTCTGCTGCAACATATCGCAAAGAAGTACGACCAGAAGCTACAGCATATAACCTACTTACATATGAACCGACAGTCAATCGTGCTAAACCTTTTGTTGGGTCCTCTACTCCTCTTATAGATCTTCCTCCTGATGTTGCTGCAATATCCATAGCAGTGGCTTCAGCAATATATCTAAGATCATCTAAAGCAGATAGTTCAATTTTTTCCCCACCTTTTCCTATTGCGCTTCTTTTTTTAACTAATTCTGGAAAAATATCACCTATAACAGTTTCGTTTCGGTCTAAATATTTTATAAACTCATTTGCGTCAAGAGCTTGAATAGGAACAAATTTTTTACCACTGTCAAAAGCATCATAAGTTTTTTTAAGGCTTTTTGTCATAAGATCAGTAGTTGTTACGGTATATTTTTTAAAAAAGGTATCAACCCACAGTGCATAAAGAACTTCTTCGGTTTTTTCTGGTTTCATACCATTTTTAATTAGCTCTGCTTTAACTTTTTTTAATTTTCCATTACTTACATGTTCTAAAATTTTGCTCGTATCTGTATCTAAATAGTTTTCTAAAAGTTGTTTATTGGTTTTATTTGTATTAATTACAGCTTCGTAAGCGTCATTCATTTTATCTGCAAACCTAACTGACGCTTTATCTTTTGACGTTTTAGATACTTTTACAACTTTTGCAATATCTTGATTTTTTCTTACTGCATTTGTAAATTTTGAATTAAAATCATATGCTTTTTCAAAATTAAATTTACCACCACTTGCTTTTTCTAAAGCACCTAACATGTGTATAGCTCTGTCAGTTTGTGCGTTATTAAATTGTACACCTTCTGGAGGCACTTCTATTTTAATGTTATTAGGAAGCTCTATTGTTCTTCCAAAATCTTGTAGTTTATCTACACTTACACCTTTTGATGTTGATTCTTGCACATAATTAAGGGCGTGCATATTTAATGAATCTATTATGGCATTGTATTCTGTAGATCCTTCTGAAAATGTTAATGTAATTTCATCATATATTTTTCTAGCATCTTTAACATCACCTGTAAATATAGAACTGGCCCACTTTTCCACCGGAACTTCAAAATTGTAACCACCAAACATATTTTTGTTATATCTACCTCTAGTGCCATAAGTTTGGCTGTACAATTTAGTAGACATTATATCATTATAAACAATATTTTCTTTTCTGGCAGCTTCATACAAAGCATCATCTAATAAACCACTATTTTTTAAATCTTGTATACCATTGTCTAATGCGTTTTTAACATCTATTAAGTTGTATTTTTCAAAAGCTTTTGCATTTTTTGGATCTTCTCCTAGTGCTGCTATACGATTGTTTATTCCTATACGAACATTGTCTATATCTTGAGCTGATAATTTAAAAGTAGGAATGTCCATACCTTGTATAGTTACTTTATTATCTATCATATATGCCAATAATTTTGCAGGAGACTGTGTAATTTTATTTATCTCATCATCTGCTAGGCCAGCATCAGAAAGTGAAGATCTAAAAGTTGGAATAAACTCTCCAGATTTTATATTGTTTGTTTTTTCTATATTTTTAATATAGGCAGTTGCAGGCTCAGAAAAAATATCATCTATTTCATTGGCTATTTTAGAGTCTTCACCTTTCTTCCCTTTAAATATTTGAGATTGGCTTATTACTTCAAATTCTTCACGAACTCGTTTGTAAATATTTGTACCATCTACAATCTGCTCTGTACCACCTTTTCCAGCATTAGCATACGCAGTATTTTTAGAATCCCGCACATTGTCTATACGATTTATAAGTAATGATGCAATCGCTTTACTAGTATATCCTGAAGCCATTTCAGAATTTTCTGTAGTTTTTGCAAGGGTTATAAGCTTACGATGCTCTATTTTGTGTAAATTTTTTAACATAGTTGTTGCTTTTGCTGCTTGTTCATCGGCATCTAAAAGTTTTAAACCTGCAACATATTTTTGTAATTTTTCTTTAACCCGATTATTACCTACAGTTTCATCAATTAATGTATTTATATTTGATAAATCTACAGTTAGTGCATCTGAAACAGCGTTAATAGAATCTTTTTTTTCGTTACCTAACTTTTCAATCATACTTTGTACACTATCTATGTATTCATTTACATCTTCTGTTAAAAATTCTGCCCTGTTTGGATTTTTTAAATTATCATTTTTCATAGTAATAAGATCTTCATAATGTTTTTGTAAATCTTCAGTGTACTGTTTTTTCATTTGATAAAAATCTTCTAAACTTACTTGCCCTAAAATTCCTTTCTTTTTTACTTTTGATAATCCTGTCATTAACATTTCAGGTTCTATTGCTCGTAATGTATTTAAATTAAACAAAGTTCCAAACCCCTGCTCAGGATTTCGTACACCCATATCTCTTAACCTTGCAGTAACTTCTACACCACGTTCCATATAATCTATAATACGTTGTTGTGACTCAGCACCTAATGAACTAAAGTTTTTTTGAAATTGTATAGCGTTTGTTTTTTCTTTTCTGCTTAAACCAATACCATCTAAATTTCTTTCCCCTCTAAGAAAATCAATAATAGCCCCAGTCTTTTCGTCTCCAAAAAATACAGAAGAAAGTGCTACTCCTTTTTGGGCTGTAGCTGATGCGCCTCTTATTAATCCATTAAGAACATGCGTTCCAGAAATAGATGAAATTAATGATCCAGCAGCATTATATCCTCCCCCAACATCCCAATCTGTCATTCTATCTAAAGCTAAAGCACTGCTTATGTATAATAGTTCTCCACCAGCTATATCCGTAACCGCAGCTGCTGTGTTATATCTAAAATTATACAGCTGATCTCGTGCAAAACGCCTTCCTAAAGAGGAGACATTTAACACACGTTTTTTAGTTTCTTCATCACCTATTTTTTTAATGTTAATTTTTAGCTGGTTTGCTAAAGAACGTGCATCGTATTTTACACCATCCTTTTTATATTTGTTAATAATTGTATTTGCTTCCTCTAATATTTGATCATTTAATCCTCTATTAAGGTATCGTAAACTTGCTACATACGCTCCTGTTGGCATAAGACTTTCAAGTGCAATGTTGGCAGCTATAAGTGCTAGTGGCAAATCTCTTCGGTCATCAAAAAGTTTAGCCATTTCATTAATTTTTAATGGATCTATATATGCACCACCATCTGCTGAAACTGCACTAGCATTTCTACCCATTATTGTATTTGGAAAATATTCACGAAAGTACTGGGCTACAGGAGTGCTGTAAAATCCAAGTTCTGTATTTTCTACACCTTTTAAAAATTCTTCTATAGTTGGAAAATCACCAAGCCAACCTGTAGAAAAACCAAACACTTCTTTAGGGGTTATTATATTAGCTGCTAAAGCCGTTCCTGTCATAACTGGCGCACCTAAAAGGCCCGCAACTGTAAGTGTTGTTTTAGGAATATCTGCCCCAATACGTATCATATTTTCTGCCAAAAGCCTTGTTAAAGTTACTGGCCTGCCTTCCATGGAAGCTAATGATTCTAAATCTAAATCTTTTATTCTTTTTTCTGTTAAACGAAAAACACTATTAACTTCGTCATTAGTTAATTCATCTGCTGGAAAATAGTAAGAATCTATAGGTATTTCTGAATCATCAGGACCATACAAATGAAACCCCCATTCTAATAAATCTCCTGATTCTTTATTAAATATCGGTTCTAATTTTAAATTGTGCCTTATGTCTCGTAATGTTCTAGCTACAGATTCTTCTCTAGCTTCCTCTTTTTGAAATTCTATTTCTTCTGGTGTACGAGAGTCAGAGACATCTTCTACTTTACCATATTTATAAAGAGATGGTTTTTTTTCTTCTACTACAGGTGGCGTTACTTCTTCCTTTTCTTCTGGAAAAACTTCAGGGTATTCTATTTGAGGAAATTTTGGTAGATCTTGTGGTAAAGGTTCTATGTTTGTGTCAGCGAAGTCTGTTATGTTTTCATTAGTATTTTTTGGAGTAGTTACTTCTTTGGTAACAGGACTTTCTATAACACCTATGTCTTCTAAACTTTTATTTAAAACTTGATCTGTAATTTCGTTTGGAGTACCGTTAGCCATTATTTATTTTCCTCCTTTTTCGCTGTATGTTTTTAACATAGAATCAACTATACTTGCTGCTCCTACATTAACACCCTCTTTGAAGTCTCCATTATCATCTAAATAATTTTTAGAAAAAGTTAAAAATGCATTTAAATTTCCTCCTTTCCAATCTGGAAGGCTTTTCTTTACAGGAATTTCTCTATTTAAAGTTTCTGGTTTAAAATTATAACCAAACGTAGTAGTAGTAGCACTATCAGGTGGTGGACTATCCTCACTTGCTGGAGGATTGTCTACTAATTCATGGGCCCCGTTAGGCACATTTGTTATGTTATGAGCATTATCAGCCATTGCAAAATAACTACCACTTAATTCTGCAACTCGCACCCAAAGTTGTCCACGAGGTGCTATGTCTTCAGGCTGAAGCACATTGTAAGTGTTACGTAAATTTCTACTCAAACTTACGCCATATATGTAGTCTTCATATATTCTTGCTGTTTGATAGTCACCGATAGTTCCAGCATTTTTGTAAGCATCGTGTGCTTTGTAAGTACTAGATAGCATATTGATGATTGATTCCATTCGGTGTGATTGGAACTCTTTGTTTACAAATAAACTGTTACCTAATGCTCTTTTAATATTTATTACGTCTTGGTCAGAAATAGTTCTACCACCGGTTCCTCCCTGTAAAGCTGCAGCTAATTGGTAAGCAAAAACTTCTAGCATTACTTCATATTGAGCACGAAAATTACCAACCCCGTCTATTAACTCTGAATATGAACCATATTTTTTACCATCAACTTCAAAATTATTTAAACGATCTTCAAATTTCTTTCTACCACCAATTTCGTAAGTTATACCAAGGCCGTCTTTTACAAGGTTTACAAGTTCACTTATTTGATCTTTACCACCACCTTCTTTAAAAAAACTAGCAATACCCCCCATGAATACGCCAGTTCCACCCATTGGCATAGCCTTTTTTAAATCCTCTGGATCATAAGATTCCATGAGTCCTAACATATTGTAAGCAGTTTGTAGTGCTGTTTCTATAGAATCGGCCTTTTCCGTGTGCCCTTTTACATTAATATCCTTATCCTTTGCATATGCAGAACCGGATGTATAAAATTCTAAACCAAAAGTCTGGCCCGGTCTTCCGGGAAGATTTATATTTTTTTGTAATACATCTCTTGATGCTGAACGAATAACATCGTACACAAATGCATCTCTATCTAAATCTACCAAAGTTTTATCTTTAGGATTTTTTGGTTCAGGAAAAAACCAACGTGAAGCATCTACTAAATACTGTGATGTTTCTCTAGATAAACGACCACTTTTTATTTCATGGTAAAAGTTTGTTGTTTTAGAAAGGTTATATGCTGTCCACAATTCTTCTGTAGAATACATTGTTTCTATGCCGGCAGGTGTTGTTTTGTGGTGAGGAGCTATAATGGCTGCATATTCTTGAGCATCCTTCCGCAAATCAGCTGTGTCATCTGTTGGTTTAGGCAAAATAAATGTACCATTGTTATTTTTAATAGCTACTTGATTATTATTTACAAGAGACGTTTCGTTTTTACCATTACCACTAAAATTTTCACCAAGAACCCAATGATTAAATGGAATAAAAATATTACCCTGTTCAGTATTTACAAATTCATCTTTTTTAGCTAAACTTTGAAGTGTAGCACCTATACCATTTAATTGAGCTTGTTGGTTTTCATCTAACGTGTCGTAGTTTTTTTTGTACACATCTTCGTATACAGACATAAAAGATAACAAATCATTTGAATTATCAATTTTTCCTTGTGCTAACCTATCAATAACTTCTTTTCCATCACTTCCTAATAAGTTAAATCTAGTGCCATCCGGTTTATTAACATACAATTTGGGTGCTGCTGCAAATTCTGCTAAAGCGGTAGCATTGGCAGCTGTTGTAGCCTTTTGACCAGCTAACATCATTTCGTGATCTCTTAATGCTTGAGCGTCTTTCGCTTCTCTACGTCTTTGTAAAAACCCTGAAACTCCAGCCATAAATGGACTTATACTCATTATCCCATACCTCCTTCTTCTATCATTAACATAGCTTCTTCAGGAACTGGTTCTGCCTCCGCTTCAGTAGCAGGCATATTTAAAAAACTACCAGCCTCTTCTTCTTCTGTAAATAACTCTTGCTGTGCTACATCAACATCTTCTATTAATGATTCAATTAAATCCGCATGTGCTTCTGGGTTATTTTCTTTTAATCCTTCTAGTATCGTTTCATCTGTTACTGTTGGGTTATCTTGTTTATTAAACATAACTAGATCAAATCCTTGGTCTTTTGCTCTTACAGCAAAATAAGCTGATAGTGGAAATTTTAATAACTCAGCTATGTCCGGTGACCAATCACCATTAGCAAATCCAGTAAAAGCTATAGTATTTACAATGCTTTCTACAGGAGTTCCTATCATTAAAAACTTATCTAAATCATCTTCTAATTCTTGGTTTGAATCTATTTTAAATACAACATGTTCAAACGCATCATCTACATTTGTAAATTTTGGAGGAGTATCCCAAGGCCATTTGCCCGGTTCATCAGTTAAAGACTGGCCCGGTACAGGAGCATCAAAAGGGTCCATAGAGTATGGCGACCTTTTATCATACTGATTTTGGTTGTTTACTTTTTTTGGATTTAATAACATGGCTATTTCCTATGTTGAGTATGTTCTTCTAAATGATGGTTTTGTTACTGTAATTGCTGCATCTTTTAAAGCAATTGTTTCTCCTATTGTGCCAACTCTACCTACGGCTTGTCCGTGAATTTCTGGGAGATATTTATCTGAATGAGCAAGTTTTAAAAAATTAGATGCAGCACGGTTTGGATCATAGGGTGTTACTTTTCCCGGAGCTTGTATGTTTGCCATAGTTCCACCTATATTTATTTGTGGTTGAGCTCTGTGAACAATTTGTTGACCACCCCTTCGGCCTGCTTTCATATTATCTGGTGTTCCACCAACGCCTGCCATTTCTTGTAGAACAGGTTTTCCAGCAGCATCATAAGCTATTGTAACAAGCTGTTTTCCTAAACTATTATTCCATCCAACAGCTTTTTTTATCCCAGAAGTAACGTCAGAAAAATTAACACCCTTTTGTCCTGTAAGGTAACTATAACCTTGCCCAGTGATAACATCATATATATCTCGTGGAGTAGATGCAATATCTGCAATTCCACCAAACACATCTTTTAAAAATCCTGTTTGTGCAGTCATATTGCCTCGTATAAAATCTGCAAGTTTCCCTCCAGTATAACCAATTGCTGCTGCTCCACCTAAATATTTCCATAAATTTTTCATTGTTACGCTCCAAATAACTTATCAAAAACTGTTGAACCTAATTCGCTGTACACACTATCTTTAAACTCTGTTTGGTATTGCTCTGAACTAAATTCATTTTGTTGAGCTTGCACAGCAAATTGATGAGCACGAGCTGCTGCTGATTCTGCTCTTTGTAAAACCCAAGCTGCCTCATCACGATACCTTTGCCACAATTGATTTTGTGCTTGAGTAGATAACCCTAAAAGATTTTGTGCGTTTATTCTTGCACTTTCATTTGCTACTGCAGTGTTCTGTGTATTAATTTGTCTACGCCACTGAGCATTACTTTGATCAATTTGAGCAGACATATTTGCATTAAATTTATCACGGCTGTCTTCCATCTGTGCTGCAAATCTTTCTGATGCATTTGTTTGGTCTGAATTAAACTGTCTCATAGCTGCAGTTCTTGTATGGTTTGCATTCTCTACCTGAACATTTAACTCTTCATAAAACTCATTTACTTGGTTTGTAGATTTAGCATTAAATTGTCTTGTTGCATTTTCTTGAGCTTGATTTGTAAAAAGTTTTTGTATATGTGATTGATGTGTTAAAGTGTTTGCCTGTTGCTGTTGTGTTAAATTTTGTGTATCTATTGCTAAAAATGACCGTGCATTGTTCACAGCAGCTTGCATTCTAGCATCAAGGTTAGCCTTATCCATAGCAGCATATGTCATAGCATTTTGTAATGCAGTCTGCTGGGAATTATTTAAATTTTGCATCTCCATTCTAGAATACGTTTGAGCATCAGCAGCAGCAATTGGTACCCCTGATTCCATAATTGCTTGTGTTATAGCAGCTGCTGCCATAGAGGATGCACCAAGACCACGATGTTGCATCTGTGCAGTTACATTTCTTACAGCTGGAGCAGCCCATGCCGGTAGCTCTTCACCAGTTTTTATACTTTCAAATAGTTGTCCAAGTTGATATTTAACTGTAGCCTTTTCATTTACAGTGCCTTGAGCAGCTTGTGCTACAGATTCTTGAGACACTGCACCTTGTATGTCTCCTATTTTAGATTCTTGTGATAGGGTACCTTGAGCAGCAATTGCTTCTGGAGTGTTTGCTACTGTATAAGCAGAGTACGTGCTTGCTGCTTCTGCTTGAGGTTTTGGTACAGATAATCCTGTAATGTCTGCTTGAGCTACATTTACCGTTGGTGCTGTACCTACAGAAATTGCAGATAAATCTTCTTCTGTCTGTGGAGTAATTGGTGTTGGAGATATAGTTTCACCTGTTGTTAATTCTGTTTTTTGAGCAGGTGCTTCTCTTGGAGATATACCTAATTGTCCTGATATAGACTCATCTGTAGCGTCTCCACCTTCTTGTAATCTTTTTCTTGTATCCCTCATAATCTTTGGTAACTTTGCCATTTTCTAAAACCACTTATTCATTAATGTTGATATTGCTGCACCAGCTCCACTTGCTACAAGAAGAACTCCTACAAATAGCCCCTTGCCTTTATCCAGCTGGCTTTCTAGTGAATCTAATCTTTTGGACAGTCGGTCCACATCTTTTGACAGTGTTTTTACAGCCTGTATAAGTTTGCCCATCTCTATTTCATCCGTTGCCATTATCTACGGTTTCCCTTCACTCCACTGTCATCAGGCCAATCGTTAACTTTAGCTATAGTTTTTACAGAACCATCCTCGTTGTACTCAGTTGTGTGAAGAACTTTAAATGCATCTATGTCACTGGCATTATCTATGGCTGTACAGATAGAAGCATGTGCTGTTCTCACTGCTGCCATGTAGGTAATCACTGCTGAGGGCACAGCTGTATCAGCAGTAACTTTACGTTGTATTAGCCAATTAAAGCCTTGTAGTAAACCATTAGCATTATTAGTTGCTCTATCTTTTGCTTGTGTTTTTAAACCATAATTAATAACCTTAGAACCATCATCATGTAAAAGTTGATTACCCTCTTTATCTTTAGCATCTTCATCAGCCAGTTTTCTATCAGAATCTTTTACACCTATAGTTCTAACAACACTATTCTTATCACCTGCTATAGCAAATGCTTCATCTTTTTCTATGTAATACTTTTCATTAAGAGATGTACCACTTGTTGTTACTGGCACTACACCAATAGCTTTTCTTTCTGCATCTGTCCACAGAGAAAATAAAGTTTTAGGATGGGTTATCCCATCTACTATCATTGTTTTCGGATTTACAATAATTTCTTCTATTGTATCTTTATCCGAATTTAGTTTAGCCCACATTGTTTTTCTCCTCTATCTTGCTGTTGCGTATTTAAATGGGTTATGTGCCATAGCTAAATATACTATACCATCTGAATTAGTTGAGTTTGCGTTTGAGTTTGTAGTACGAATTTTTACCCCATTACTTAAAAAATCTACATGCCTGTTTGAATTATCTACTATGGCAGAATTATCATGCATAGATAATGTTTTTGATATAGGATTAATTGGTCCATTTAGTGAATCCCAAACTAATGGATCATCTCCTGAAGAAACATGTTTAATAATAAAAAGTGCAGGTTTAAATCCTAGATAAATAAATGGGCCATCTACATCACCATTTCCAACGTATTTTCCTGATTTAATATATCCGTCACAATCTGCAAAGCAATAAGCAACATAAGTTCTACCACTATGATTTACTTCATTGGTATCACCTACAGATACAAGAGTACTTGATGGAGTAGTATTATTCCACAAAGCAGCAGTTCCAAATGCAGTATTTCTATCTAAATAACCATACTTTGTATTGCCTGCACCTTTAGCATATACTGCCCAATTATTAGCACCATTACGTTGTTTAACCCAAACCATAGTAGGAACACCACTTAATCCATGTCCAAACGTACCAGTTCCACCTGCACCACTATAAGTAGATATACTTAAATGTCCACTTGGATCTACTTGCTGTGTTACACTTACTGAACCTGAAGAATTCGTAGATGTTGTTCCACCATTTAATCTCCAGTTCCACATTTGTTGTGTATGAGTACCAGAATTAAATGCAGTACCACTAGTTATAGTAATATCTGAACCACTTTGAGCTTTAAAATTGTATTGTGAAAAAGTATCTTCAGCATCATTAGTATCTAATTCTAAAAATAAATTATTAGAACTAGCTCCAAAAAATCCTCTATTTGTGTCTAAAACATGCCAGTTCTGACCTTGAACTGTTGACCTTGCCCAAGACCAATCTATTTGAAAACTTGTATCTATAGTTCTTTCTGAACCATTACCTGTATATTGTAACATACCAAACAATTTCTGTGGATAATCGTCATCAGTTTGTGCAGGATCAACTGCATCTGCTACTGGTAAATTAGCAGCACATAAAGCTACATAACCAGAAGGCACAGCTAAAGAAAAATTACCATAACCATTACCATCTGCATTTCCTCCTGCTGTTACAAGTCCAGCAAAAGTTGAGTCAGCTCCAAAATTAAATACACCACTAGCAGTATTACCACCACCACCACTACCAATATATGGTGCTAAAACACCAGTTGAAGGTATGGTATAGGTGGAACTATATGTACTTCCATCATAAGTCCATTTAAAAGTATT